GTTGTTGTTTCAATAGTTCACGCTGCATACCTGCGTCGATGCGAGCAGCGGTTTGGTTTTCTTGGCTTTGCAAGCGTTGTTGGAACTGTGCTTCGCGCTGCGCAAGTTTCTGGCGATCTAGCTCCAGTTCTTGCTGCTCCATCGCCATGTCGTTCTGCTCTTGCTGAGACTTTAATTGCAACTCTTGTTGCTTGAGTTGTATCAAAGGATCTGGGCCTTGCTGCGGCTGACCCGCTTGCTGGACCTGCTGACCAAGCTGAACCACTTGTTGCATGATTGTAGCTACATTTTGCGCGACCAAAGATTGGTACTGCTCGTTATCCGCAGGATTGACCATCGCAACGTTTGGATTTTGCTGCATGAAGACCTGCTCTGCTTGCTCCTCCGCCATCAACTGCACGTGATTCAAGATGTGTTTCTGAATAGCGGCGACAACCTGCGGTAGCGAGGAGGCTATACCCCCCGTTACAAAAATCAGGTGCGCTTGTATGTGCGCCATGTGGTTTTGGCCACGGAACGCCTGCAAGGCAACATTATTCAATGCATCCATGTTTTCTTGCGCAGGGTCCTTCGGCGCGATGTCTCCGGGCGTATCTGCCCGCAAGATCATGTCGGCGTTCTTGACGCCCAATGCGTCATATACTCGTCGGTAAACTTCTGGGATGTTATGTATCTCAGGAGCCTGCATGGCCATCTGTAGCTCAGTCTGAGCCAAAGCAATTCGCTGACTTTGAGAAAAGATATTCGGGTCAGAAACAGGCAGTACGTCTACCCTTTCATCAAAGTCGTCAGCTTTGACCGTTGCTTCTGCGCCCGGCACCTCATACGGGTAAACCGGAGGCAAGCTCTCGGACATGACACGCGCCAAGATCTTGAATTCTATTTTCATGGCGTAGTGCAATCGCTTATGCACGGCGCTCATTACACGCGTGCCTTGCTCAATCATAGCGATAGTCGTACCAACGGCAGCGTTTGGGTTGGCATCACCTACTTTCATGTCAGTGATAGTGGCAAACCGTTGCCCTGCGTCCACCACAAAGCCCAGTAGCTGGAAAAGCGTGCCGTCTGGGCCTTTGAACGGCAGTGGCATCAAACTGTCTCTGATCGTCCCTCCGGGCGCGTCAACGTCTCTAAATTCACCGGGTTGTAGGGGCGAATCGTCGTCCCTGATCCGCAGGCCGCGTGCCTTGAAACCCGCAGGCAGGTTAGAAAGCGTTCCTGCATCGATCAATTGACGTAGTGCAGCAGTCGCGGTGCGTGATAAACCACCTATGGTATGGATCAAACCGAGGCCGTAGAAGCCAAATCCGGGCAAAAACTTGTAATGCACAAAGTACTGAATCTTGTTCGTGAGAGGATCTTCTTCCTCATAGTTACGCCGAATCGACAATACTTTGCTGTTTTCTTCGCTGATTGTGACGATATAGGGCACCTTTATGCCGGTTTCTTCACCTTCTTCGTCGGTGTTTTCGTAGCCGGGTAAGTCCAGATCCGCATGAAACTCAAGCAAAGTGCAGTCATAATCGATATTTGACGCACTCATACCGTCAATATAGTCCGTTTCTTTAGAAATACTGTCCGTGTTGGGCTGAGAAGGCAGCACAGGGACGTCACGATAAAATCCGCCAACTTGCTGTTTGCGCAGATCGTTCATCGATATACGGACCACGTGTGCAATACACGGGCAAGTTTGTAAGTCCGATGTCTCGTAAGGCACCACCAAGTGCTCTGCTGGCACAAACTTACTGACAGGACGACCCAATGCATCGTCAAAGTAGACTTTCTTAAAAGTGCTGCCTGCCAAAGGCAAATTAAACAGCATCTGATCAAACTCTGGGGTGTATTCCTCCATCACGTTAGTGATGTAGTAATTCATAAAGTTTTTTACCCGCGCGGCTTGTTCTGCTTTTGCAGTGGTCGGCGTGCCCAGCACTGCTGTTCTAACCGGCCCATCCGCAGGCAATAGCTCATTGAAGGCTTGGGCTTGGAACTGCACTGCCGCTTCAGCAAGTAAGGGGTGCGTGACACCGGTAGCGCCTCTGAAAGGCTCTGTACGCTCTTCGTAGTTGAAACCTAATAGCTCTAGGCCGTCAGAGTATGCCTCTTCCCAGTCGTGTCTGGAGGCCCTGTTGGCGCTGTATTGGTCCATTAGGTCGTTGGCAACTTCAGCCAACTCTGATTCGTCCATGAACTCAGCAAGGTTATCGAAAAAGTCGTCTTCACGATCTTTGTTTCGCAGCGGGTCAAAGTCAAAAGTGACACCACCATCTTCGTCCTGCGTGATCTCAACGCCTTCAATGCTCATCGCTGCATTGGTTTCAAGCCCGCTCGGTAGCGCCTCCACCTCTACCGCCAGAACATTTTCCTCGTCGAGGTTCATACCTTCTCTGTCCATCAACGAGACAGGTGGTCTATCGCCGTTTGCCATAATTTTTTCCTACATGCCTACGTTTATGCCAGAGGCTAATTCACCCAGAGGGCCTAAGCCCTGCTGTCTACGACGCGCGTTAATTTCTCTGAGTTGTTCAACAGTGAATCCATACTGAGCCGCTATCGCTTCTTCGCCCTGTTGACTTAGGTATATGTTCATGGCGTTTTGTTGTGCGGCATTTTGCGCAGCGTAGTAGTCCTCGACGGGTCCGTATTGTGCTTCCCATGCTTCTAATTGCCTACGATACAAAGTTGCGGGTCCAATACCGCCGCTCCCTCGAACGGGCGGAGGTTCTGGGTAAAACCGAGTGCCGGAACTGACTGTGCTGGCACCGGTCCCAGTTGCACTGCCCGTGCTTTGAGTTGTGTCGTCGGTCATCACCGCGTCAGTATCCGGCGCTTGGTAGTCTTCTACCGGTCCATACATGCGCTCGTAATTAGCAAGCGCCTCGGCAAACTCTAACCGGCCATAGCTGCCTGTAGAGTAATTTTCAGACTGCGGAGGAGGCGGTGCATCAGAAGGAGTGCGGGGCCGTGCAAAATCTAAACTTAAAAACGGCATCGCACCGGCAGCTTGGGGTCGATAGATTGGCATCTGATATTGACCCTCGACCGCGTCAGCAAACGGATCACCCGTAGCGGCAATGTTCATACCCTGTGTAGTGGCATAGCCTCCGGTTTGCGGGGTGATATCGTCCGCAATGTCAAAGTCTACCGTTTGACCAGACAGCATTACTGGGTCAGGTAGCTGGGGTGTCTCCGCTATGGGTGGCGGGGTAAACATCGGAGCCGTGGAAACCGTTACCTTAGTTGGTTCCGGCGGTGTGTATACCGCTGGAGGTAAATCCGGATCAGGAGGCAGCATGGGCGGCGGGGTTACCGGCTCGAAGCCCGGAGGCTGTACTTCATCTATCACAGGCGGAGGACGCTGCTTCATTGGCGGCGGTGAAGGAAGAGGGTCTTGTATTATCGGCGGCAACGGTTCAGGAACCGGAGCAGGGGCGACTACAAGCGGGTCCGGTTGAGGAACCGGTGTAGGTGCTGGAGTAAACGGTACTGTTGGTTGCTGTTCAAGTACCGGTTGACTGACCACAGGAGCCGCAGGAGGCTCCGCCTGAGTAGTTTGAGCCGCCGCCGCTGCGGCTAGAATATTTGCTTGCATGTCGCTAAGGGTAAAACCCGGATTTAGCATCGCAGGCCCCATGCCGGGAGTTTGCGTCCTAACATAGTCGCCACGATCAAACTGAGAATAATCGGGCCGACCACCGAAATCTGGATTACCCCGAGAGTCGTCAAACAAACCTAGCGCATCGGCTTGTGCGTCGGTCAAGTTGGCTCTGGCGGCAGCGTTACCGCCTTGGTTCATCCCAACAGGCATTGTTCCACGTGGAACACCGGCCCCGGCTAGGGGTCCCGACGTGTTGTACTTGCTGAACAAGTTGGTCAAACCGCTGATGTTTCTTCGTCTCATATTGTTCACCATACCACCGTTGGCGTATAAGTTGTCAGTCGGGTATCCGGCTTCTTGCCGCAAGCGAAAGATTCTTTGATTGACCCGATTGAGTGACGCTTGAATTTCTGACCGTTTTCGAGAACCTAGTT